CAATACTTCGAGGACAATTCCCTTACGTTGCAGGATCGTTGTTCACTCCTAAACGAGATAACGCAACACAAGGATACAGAGAAGGATGTGAAATACAACGAATAAAGGAGTTTAACCCAACATCACGAGACCACATAGCATGGATTCTGAAGACTCATTTCAAAGTCAAATTGAGCAAGACCACCACGACTGGGAAACCAATTATCGACGAGATTACATTGACGGAGATAGATATTCCCTTCTCCAGACTATGTGCGAAATGTTTGACGATAAAGAAAAAGCTTGGAATGATATCCGAAGGCGTGAACGCATGGAACAGGCTTGTTACGAGTGAAGGTAGGATACATCACCATTGCGCAGTAACTACTAATACATTTAGAGCAAGCCATCGGAAGCCAAATTTGGCTCAAGTCCCTGCCGATAAGGAGTTTAGAGAATTATTCACAGCCAGTCCCGAGCTAGTAATGGTTGGAGCTGACTTAAGCGGAATCGAATTAAGAATGCTTGCCCACTACCTTGGAAGGTACGACGGCGGTAGATATGCAGATATCCTCCTTAATGATGATATTCATCAAGTTAATGCTGACAAGATTGGTATTACTAGAAGACAAGTTAAGACTGTCACCTATGCCTTCCTTTATGGAGCTGGCAACGAAAAAATTGGAACCTCATACGACAACACCCTAAAACCAAATGATGCAAAAAAGAAAGGAAAGGAAATACGAGAAGCTTTTGTTGCTGCGATCGAAGGACTCTCTGACTTATTGGGAGCGGTTTCAGCTAAGTCTGCTAACGGGTGGCTCTTAGCTATTGATGGTAGAAGAGTTTTAGTTGATAGTCCTCACAAAGCCTTAAATTATTTACTTCAGTGTTCGGCTGGAATTGTGGCGAAGAGATGGATGGTTATTGCACATGATGATTGTGAAGCTAACCAACTCGCCTTTGTACACGATGAACTTCAATATGAGACAAAGCCAGAAAATGCCGAACGATTAATGAAACATTTAGAAAAATCAGCAGTATTAGCTGGAGAATACTACAAATTACGTTGTCCAATAGCAGCCGAAGCAAAACAAGGACTCACATGGGCAGACGTACATTAAATTATGAAATTATTAATAGATGCAGACTACATAGTATATAAATGCTGTGCAGCAGCGGAAACAGAGATGGATTTTGGAGATGACGTTATAGTTGTTACTTCTAATTTTTCTGACGCTATGAAATGCGTAAAAAGAGATTTAGATCGAATCCAAAACGACCTAGGATCATTTGACGATGAGATGATCTTATTTTTTACAAGTCCTAATAATTTTAGGAAAAAAATTCTGCCCGATTACAAGGGTCATCGACAGAGAAAAAAGCCCTGTGGATTCAAAAGGGTCATACAGGAACTTAAAAAAGAATACAGAGTTATCCTCAAAGATACACTCGAAGCTGATGATTCTATAGGCATTTACGCTACAAAATATCCCGGAAACATTATTGTCTCTCCAGATAAGGACATGAGACAGATTCCCGGGAAACTATATGACTTCAAAGAGACAGTTACTATTACTCCTGAAGAAGGAGCAAGGTGGCACCTGATACAAGCACTAGCTGGAGATAACACTGACGGTTACGCAGGAGTTCCCGGTATAGGTGTAAAGAAAGCAGAGAAAATCTTTGAAGAGAAAGGATACACATGGAAAGCAGTCGTTGAAACCTTTGAAGAGAAAGAAATGACTGAAGAAGATGCATTAGTTAATGCAAGACTTGCAAGAATTTTAACTACCGACGACTACGACCATGACAAAAGAGAACCAATCCTCTGGAAGCCTTTGGGACACTACAAAATTGACCCTCCATCAAGACTTGGAAATGAGAGAGATACAGTTAGCTCTGTATGAGATAGATAAAGAGACAATGATGGAACTATATATGAGGCTACAAGAACAAGTTTTCAAATTAAATAACTTAATCAAACCACTCCTAGATGAAGCAAAAAAACGAAGGTCCTGAGTACTACCAGAGAGGGAACATAGAAGTATGGGATTTCATTAGAGATCAATCCCTGAACTATCACCTTGGAAATGTAATCAAATACGTATGTCGTGCTGGATATAAAGACGACACAATAAAAGATTTAAAAAAAGCTGCCCATTATTTACTCAATGAAATCGAATCAAGAACAAGCAAGGGAATTTAGAAAGAAATACAACATACAAAGTTCAGATAGTAAACCAGTTAGAACATATCAACGTGACTTAATTAGAGAAGAGTTCATTGAGTTTATAGAAGCTGAAGGTATGTTGTTTAGAGAATCAGACCGTTACAAGGAAGAATGTCTTAAAGAGTTAGCCGACCTTGTGTATGTCTGCTATCAATACGCTGCCAATATGGGTTGGGATCTTGATAGAGCATTAGCACTGATCCATGAAAGTAATCTTTCTAAGTTAGGTGAAGATGGCAAACCAATCTTAAGAGACGACGGAAAGATATTAAAAGGACCTAATTATAAAAAACCAAACTTACATTCACTCATATAAATGGCTAACAAAATTGCAAGGACTGGTCGAGTCCAATCATGGATTGAAAATCCTACTACCCGTCTGCCCGTATCATGCACAGTCTTCGTTGTTGAAGACTCAATGGAAGGAACTGATGGAATCGAAGCGAGCTGGCGATTTGTGTCGCATGCTCTCAGATATGGAGCAGGAGTTGCGGTCCACTTGTCGGAACTGCGACCCAGCGGAACAAAAACAATTAAGGGAACTGATACTCTCGTTGCATCAGGACCCGTCTCATTCGCAAAAATTTACTCAACATTAAATGAAATACTTAGACGTGGGGGGACCTATAAAAACGGTGCTGTGGTCTGTCATCTTGACATTGACCATGCCGATATTATTGAGTTCGTGCAAGTCCCCAGAGAAGAACTCCCATGGGTTAAACGATGTGTTAACCTCACCACAGACCTCTGGCGTGATTCAGAAGATAGAACAAAGGAAGCAGTTATTAGAGGGATTGCTAGAGGAGACATCTGGCTCAGTAAAATAAAATATGATAGACATGGAAAAAGAATCCGATCGAATGTTTGCTTGGAAGTATATTTGCCCTCACGTGGAACGTGCCTCTTGCAGCATATCAATCTCTCTGCCTGTCGTATCGGTGACATCAGACCAGCTTTCCGTGAAGGCATGTCCGAGTTGTGCGACCTCCATGGTAGAACAGGTGTTGGCGAGTCTGGTGAATATCTCAAACCAAAAGTCGACAGACAAGTAGGACTAGGAATGCTTGGCTTAGCCAACTTCTTAGCCAACAACAATATTACATATGCCGAGTTCGGTAAGGCACTGAAATCAACAAATGATGCTCAACCTTACGAAGGGTACGCTGGGTTAGCTGCTCGTGAACTTCTACTCGGCATACAAGAAGCAGCTAACATAGCTAGAGAGAACAACATGGAAAGAGCATTCGCTATAGCTCCAACAGCTAGTTGTTCTTATAGAAGTAGAGACCTACATGGTTATACAGCCACACCAGAAATAGCACCACCTATTAGCAGAGTTGTTGATAGGGATTCAGGTACATTCGGTGTTGAGCAAGTTAAATATGGCGACGTCGAGATCGCATCTGAAGTCGGATGGGAGAGTTATAAATTAGTAGCAGATCAGATAATGATCATGCTCGATAGAACAGGATTGCTTCATGGCTATAGCTTCAACTCTTGGAGTGACATGGTGACATACGATGAGGCATTTATAGAAGAGTGGTTGGAATCACCACAAACTTCTCTCTATTATTCCTTACAAGTAATGAGTGATACGCAGGATAAGACAGATGCTTACGCAGCACTAGAAGATACCTCAGTTGAAGATTACTTAGCAGAAATAATGAGTAATAAACCAGATGAAATCGGATGTGATTGTCAGCAATGAACCCATATATAAAACTACTGTCCCGGAAAAGATCTTGGACACCCGTACAAACATCTAAAGGAGAGCTAAAAGATGGAGCAGAAGAAACCATCTTCCGTTGTCTTGCAATACGCCATATGGAGCTACCAGTTGGTACCTTCATTACGGAAGCACTTGATAAAAATGTTCCCGACTCTGCCCGAGCACTTCTAGAGTCGAACGTTAAGGACGAGATCAAACATGACCTTGCTCTTAGCTACGTCACCAAAGCACATGGCGTAGATGAAAAAGCTGAAGCCGAAGCATTACGCTTACGTGCAGCGTGGGAGGAGCATCCAGACCACACAATATTAAAAGCATTAGTAGCAGAGAGAGCAATCTTTTTTGTGATACTACCTTTCTTCAGATTCAATGGTGACGCAGGCTTGCGCACAATATCAGCTGATATCTCGAGGGACGAACAAGTCCACGTGGCTTGTAATTCCTTGGTATCACTGGAGTTAGGGCTAAAGCCTAGCCAGTCATTAGACAAGCTAAGAAAGGCAACTATTAATTGGATAATGCAACCCCTTAAGGAAAGTGCCGATAGATATTTGGACAAAAAATTTTGGCTAGATGCGAGCGATCGACTTATGTACGAAGGCAAAGCACCAGAATTTTCTCAGACCAAGGCAGCAAGAATGCCTGCATTTTTTGAACACTCGAATGTCAATCTCCCTCAATACTCTTAAGCTGCACAACGACAGACTTGATGAGTTATTAAAGAAGTTAGAACAGAACTTCGGGTGGAAACCTATCCATCCAAAAGAACCAATCGAATCAATTATGTATAGGGCTGGACAAGCCAGCGTAATTGAATTTATTAAATCAATAGAAGAGGACGAAATCTAATGTGTGTAGGAGGAGGCTCACCGCCAACCCCACCACCTTTACCTCCAGCTCCACCACCACCTTTACCTCCAGCGCCAACCGCGCCACCTCCTGATCCAATAATGAAGGACGTGAATCCACAGGTAAAGAGAGCTAAGGATGATCGTGGTAATAAGAATAAAAACCAGTACTCAAAAGGTACAGGATCATTAAGGATTAAATTAAATCCTAAAGTAAATACAGGTACATCCGGGCAAGCCGGAACCGGGGGACTTAACTAATGTTAGCCCGTGAGAGATACAATCAACTGGTAACAGATCGACGACAATTCCTAGACAAAGCCGTTGATT